TAATCTAACTTCTGATGATGTTAAGGGTCTAAAAAATCCCTTCAAAGAATTACCCCAGAAAGCTAGGGATAATCTACATCTGTATGCCCTGTCTCTTATGAATAATCCAAAGTATTTCTACTGGACTGCAAAAACTCTATTAAATATAGAATTGCTCCCTGAGCAAGTAGTAGTATTGAGGGAACTCTGGACCAAAGCGTTTCCTATGTATATTGCTAGTCGTGGTTTTGGTAAGTCATTCCTTCTCGCGGTCTATTGCACTCTTCGTTGTGCATTAGTTCCGGGGACTAAAATAGTCATTGTAGGTTCTGCCTTTAGGCAGTCCAAAGTTATATTTGAATATATGGATACTATTTGGAGAAATGCTCCACTTTTACAAAGTATTTGTTCTGATGCCTCTGGACCTCGTAGAGATGTTGATAGATGTCAGATGAAGATTAATGAGTCATGGGCTATGGCAGTTCCTCTTGGTGATGGTAGTAAGATTAGAGGTCTGCGTGCTCATACAATCATTGCTGACGAATTTAATTCTATTCCTGTTGATATCTATGAGACTGTTGTTGCTGGTTTTGCTGCTGTGTCTGCTAAACCTACAGATAATGTTAAGAAGGCAGCGAAGCGTAAAAAGATGCAAGCAGAAGGTAGATGGACAGAAGATCAAGAGGACGAATACAAAGAAAGACAACAGAACCAGTCAATTCTAGCGGGAACATGTGGTTATGACTTTGAACCATTTGCAGATTACTGGAAGAAATATTGTTCTACGATTAAGAACAAAGGCGACTTCCGCAGAATGGCTGATAATACAGAAAATGGGGATGTTCCAGATTATATGAAAAGATTGGACTGGACACAATTCTCAGTTATTAGAATACCGTATGAACTCATTCCAGAAGGCTTTATGGATGATCAACAGGTTACAAGAGCTAGAGCAACTATGCACAATGGCATCTATCAAATGGAATACGGTGCGTGTTTCACAACTGATTCTCAAGGTTTCTTTAGAAGAAGTTTAATTGAAGCAGCAACGGCACACAATAAAAATGTAGAGAAACCTGAGTGGCCTTCATATTGTCCTTCTGTTTTTGATGTTACTACCAGAGGTCAACAAGATAGGCAGTATGTCTATGGTATTGACCCCGCTAGTGAACAGGATAATTTTGCTCTTATCATTATTGAACTCCATCCAGAACATCACAGACTTGTTTATTCATGGACTACAAATAAGAAAGATTTTCAGGCTCGTATGAGAATGGGTCTTACTGATGTAAGTGATTATTATAGTTTCTGTGTTAGGAAAGTTCGTGAACTTATGAGAGTTTTTCCATGTTCAAGAATTGGTATTGACTCCCAAGGTGGTGGTTTTGCGATTGCTGAAGGTCTAGCAGATGAAGATAAGTTACAACCTGGAGAGAGAAAAATCCTACCCATAATAGAGGATAATAAGAAAAAACCTACCGATGATATTGCTGGGGATCATATTCTAGAATATATTAACTTTGCAAGTGCTGAATGGACTAGTAAAGCAAATCATGGTCTTCGTAAAGATATTGAAGATAAGGTATTATTATTTCCTAGATTTGACACTGTAACACTCTCTCTTATGACTGAAAAAGATAAAATGCAATTCAAGAGTTTAAAAGAAACTTATGGAGATTCAGCCGCATTGAAGCTGTATGATACTCTTGAAGACTGTGTTATGGATATTGAAGAGCTTAAATCTGAACTTACTACAGTGGTTGTGAGTGTTACATCTAATGGAAGAGAAAGGTTTGATACTCCAGAAATCAAACTTGATACAGGTAAAAAGGGTAGGATGAGAAAAGACCGTTATTCTGCTCTTGTTATTGCTAATATGATTGCTCGTTCTATGCAAAGAGCTATACCTGCTCCTACTTATGTTAATATTGGTAGGATTATTGGACAGGGTGGTAAGAATGAACAAACAGATAGTAGAATGTATGTAGGTCCAGAATGGGCACAATCTTATACTCCCGGCACATGCTTTATGGTCAAGAAAAATAATTGACACTTTTCAATGAGTAATGGTGTATAATCAATAAGTATTATAATACCTATTATTCTTCTAAGGAGTAAAATTAATGTCAGATCCAGCATATCGTAGTTGGGCATCTAAGAAAGATATGGAACAGGCATTTGCTGAATATGGTGAAGCCATTTCTAATCAATCAATTTCTAAGGCAAGTTATTCTTCATATCGTAGAGATTATTCTGACCTTACAACTGATTTAAGTGGTCGTCCCGGTCTAAAGCAATCTGACTTTGATTGGTTCCGTCCAGATTCTAGAGTTCCAACTGCTCCAAAAGAGATTATTGGATTTGCTCGTTATGCTTATAGAAGAATTGGGTTAATACGAAACTCTATTGACTTGATGGGTGATTTTGCTTGTCAGGGTGTTAGGTTAGCTCATAGAAACAAGAGGGTAGAGAATTTTTACAAAGACTGGTTTAATAGGATAGATGGACAAGCTGTTTCTGAAAGGCTATGCAACCTGTTGTTCAGAGAAGCAAATGTCGTAATAAAATCAAAGACTGCTAAAATCAATGCTAAAAAGCGGTTGGAGATGCAACGTGCTGTAGCGTCCCCCGATATGCAACCCATAGGAGGGGACATACAGTATGCTAAAAATGAAATACCTTGGAAGTATAACTTTCTTGACCCAATGTTAATAGAAGTTATTGGTGGACCCTTAGCATCTCTTACAGATAAAATAAGATATGCAATTAAAGTTCCATCTACATATGGAATGCAACTTAGTCAAATGACTAATAATCCAAACATTGAGATACAAAAGATTCTTTCTGAGATTCCATCAGAATTAAAAAGAGCTATTAATGATCATAAGCCTATTCCTTTAGATCCAGATAAGACTTTTGTTTATTACTATAAAAAAGATGATTGGCAAGCATGGGCAGATCCTATGACTTATGCTTGTTTCAGAGATTTAATGTTGTATGAGAAGTTAAAATTAGCTGATCAGGCAGCGTTGGATGGTGCTATCTCAAAGATTCGCGTTTGGAAACTTGGTAGCTTAGACCACAAACTTGCACCAACCCAAGCAGCATCTAGTGCATTGGAAAGTATTCTTGGAGCTAATGTTCAAGGTGGCACGAAGGATATTATCTGGGGTCCAGATATTGAATTGATTGAAACTAGTACGGATGTTCAGTCTTTCTTGGGAGAAGAAAAGTACCGTCCAACTCTTATGGCTATTTATGCAGCACTTGGTATTCCTCCAACATTAACAGGAACATTTGGTGCTAGTGGAACTACTAATAACTTTATTTCTTTGAAGACTCTCACTGAGAGATTAAACTATGTAAGAACTATTGTTACTAATTTCTGGGAAGAGCAAGTTAAGATCGTTCAAAAATCAATGGGCTTTAGATATCCTGCTGTTATTGAATTTGATTATATGAACTTGGAAGATCCTTCTTCTATTATGAATATCTTGTTGAGTATGGCAGATAGAAACATTCTTAGTGATGAATACTTGCAGAGATACATTAAGGCAAATCCTGATATGGAAATTAGAAGAACAGCTAATGAAAACAATAGAAAAGATGAGAAGGTTAGTCCATTCCATCAGGCAGATCAAGATTTCCAAATGAAAAAGATTACTTTACAAACTGGTCTTACATCTCCAAGTGAAGTTGGTTTGGAACTTAATGAAAAGAAAAAGGGTGAAGATTCTGTTCTTACTATGAGACAGAAAGAAACAAAACAAAGACAAAAACAAGCTGGTCCTCAAATACAGGGTAGACCTGAACAACCAGCAGATACAGGTCAAGTTGGTAGACCTAAAAATTCAAATGATTCAGGTCCAAGACAAGAAAGAACATTCAAACCTGCATTGAAAGCATCTATTCAGACATGGGCTAGAGATGCACAGTATAAGATTGCAGAATTTATGAATCCTGGGATTTTAGAACAATATACTAAAGGAAATATGAGAAGTCTTACTGCTGAAGAGTTTGAAAATGCAGAAGAGGTTAAGTTTAACATATTGATGAATTTAGAACCGTTCGTGGATTTGACATTGGAAAATATGGGTCAAGCTATGAGTAAAGCATTTAGTCAAACTCATACTAGACACTGTAAAGACTGGATTGATGATGCCGGTTCTTCTTTAGATAGAAAATTGAGTATTGATGAAATTAGAAACATAAGGGCTTCTTATTACGCAGATTTTTATGTTTCAAAATAAATTGGTGTAGATTAGAATAGGTAAGACACCTATAACTATACGAGGTAAGGTATGAAAGTTTATCAAGCAGAAAAAGAAGCCGGTTTAGAAAAGCAGATTAGAGCAAATGCTTCTATTGCTTACACTATGCCTGCTATGTTAGATAAAGATGTGTCCTCTAGTAACACATTTAGTACTGATATTAAAGATATAGTAGCAAAAGCATCTTCAGATGACGATGACGTTTTTAAAGTATATTCTATTCTTGTAAGTACTTCATGGAATAAGAATGATGATGTGTTTAGTCCAGATGAAGTCTGGGCATCTAGAGAAACTCCATTATATAAACCAACAAATCTTGAGCACAATGAAAAAGAAATCGTTGGTAATATTATTGGAAATTGGCCTGTTGATAAAAACTTTGACTTATTAAACAGTGATATTAACAGTAAAGACTTACCAGATGTATATCATATATTAGTAGCTTCTGTTATTTATAGACAGTGGCAAGATCCTGAATACAAAGCTAGGGCTGAACAACTGATTAGGGAAATTCAGTCTGGTGAAAAATGTGTTTCTATGGAGTGCATTTTTAAAGGTTTTGATTATGCAGTTGAATCGCCTGATGGTGAATACCATGTAATTGCTAGAGGTGAAAATACTGCTTTCCTTACACAACATTTACGAGCTTATGGTGGTGGTGGTGTATATCAAGATCATAAGGTTGGTAGATTGTTAAGGAATATCACTTTTAGCGGAAAAGGTTTTGTTGCTAATCCAGCAAATCCAGATAGTATTATTTTTAATTCGGATAGAGATTTTCCATTTAGTAAGGCATCTTGTATAGATGGTTTATGTTTCAACAAAAAAGGTGTATCAAATATTGTTGTTGAAAATCCTATCTCTGAACCTAAACAGGAGAGTGAAATGTCAGATTATTTAGAGAAAGAAGTTGCTGACTTGAAAGTTGCTCTTGAGTCTTCTAAAGCAGAAGTTAAAGAGTTGACTGAAAAGTTGTCAGAAGCTTCTGTTAAAGAATATGAGACTCAAATTGAAGAGCTTAAAGCAAGCTTGGAAAATGTTGAGACTGAAAAACAGTCTTTCGTTACCGTTGCAGAAGCTGCTGAAGAAAAAGTTGCTTCTCTTGAAGCTACTATTGCTGAGTTGACTGAAAAGTTAAATCAAGCAGAAGCTGAAATGTATGGTATGAAAGAAAAAGACAAAAAAGAAAAGAGAATGGCATCCTTAGTTGAAGCTGGTATGGATGCTGAAGATGCTGCTGCTCAAGTTGATACTTTTGATAATCTTTCTGATGAGCAATTTGAAGTATTTGCAGGAATGATGAAAAAGTATAAAGACGGTGGTAAGGTCAAAGCTGAAGAAGATTCTGAAGCTGGTATGCATGGTGATATGAAGAAAAAAGATGAGAAGAAAGATGACGATGCAGAAGCTGGTATGCATTATGACGAAAAGAAGAAGAAAGATGACGAAGCAAAGGCTGAAGAGCTTGAAGCAGAAGTCGTCGAAGCTTCTGAAGAAGTTTTAGATACTGCTGAAGTTCAAGAAGAAGCTAATCTTTCTATTGCATCTGAAGATATTGAAACAGAAGCTGTTGCTTCATTACGTTCCAATCTTAACGATTGGGTTACTCAAAAAGTTTTAAAAAAATAGTATAAGTCCTTTTTTTAGGAGAATTAAATATGGCACTTAGACCTGATAGAGTAGAACATTTAACAGATCTTAGCTTTTTCATGAATGCAACTGCTGAGAGAGGTATTTTGGTTGTTCATGATGGTGGTGGTTCCGGTGCAGCTATGGATGATTCCGCTGCAACTGTTAAGGTTCCAACAGCAACCACTGATGAGCCTGCTGGTTTGCTTTTGAATGACGTTGTTAATCTTGATTTGACTCGTCAACATTTAAATTATCATCAAGATGAAGTACAGCAGGGTGGTAAAGTCCTTTTGCTTCGTCGCGGTACTGTTGTTACAGATCAAATTTCTGGAACACCTGTTATTGGTGAACAAGTTCATTTTGCAATCGGTGCAAATGGTGGTTACTTGACTACTGCTAGTGAAGACGACAGAAGTGACCAAGTTGGACGTTGGTTATCTACCAAAGATCCAGATGGTTACGCTAAAGTTGAAATCAACATTGTCTAATTACAATAATCTATAGGGAGTATTTTTATGAGTAAATATTTTGAATATACAGATGAAATGAATCAGTTGCTTGCTAAAGCTGGTTCTTTTGATTCTAATGAATCTTTGACCGCTATGGCTGAAATTGCTAAAGCTCTTGAGTTGCCTTTGAGAAAAGGTGTTATGGATGGTGATATCCTTGGTGGTATCTTTGAAGCTATTCAGCTTGCTCCCGGTGCTACCAGCGAATTTCCTTTGGATTTCCTTGCTCCTGGCACTGAGTCTGAGTTTGTTGCTTACACTATCCCTAATCATGGTCGTATTCCTGAGCGTCATGTTGAAGGTGATTACGTCATGGTTCCTACCTATGACATTGGTGCTTCTATTGACTTCCTTTTGAAGTATGCTAGAGATGCACGTTGGGATGTTGTTGGTCGTGCAACAGAAGTTCTTCAAAAATCTTTTGTTAAGAAGATGAATGATGATGGTTGGCACACACTTCTTTCTGCTGGTGCAGATCGTAACATTATGATCTATGATGCAGATGCTTCTAATGGAACTTTCTCCAAAAGACTTGTTTCTTTGATGAAAGTTGTTATGAGAAGAAATGGTGGTGGTAATTCTAGCTCCATTAATCGTGGTGCTTTGACTGATCTTTACATCTCACCAGAAGCAGAGGAAGATATCCGTAACTTTGGTGTTGATGAGCTTGATGAAATTTCTCGTAGAGAAGTCATCACTCAAGAAGGTGGTCTTTTAGCTAGAATGTTTGGTGTTAATCTTCATGTCCTTGATGAGCTTGGAGATGGTCAAGAATATGAATTGTACTATGAAGGTGATCTTTCTGGTACTCTTCCAACTGGTAAGCAAGAAATCGTTGTTGGTCTTGATTTGACTAATCGTGATAGCTTTGTTATGCCAGTTCGTCAGGGTGTTCAAATCTTTGAAGATCCTACCTTACATCGCCAACGTCGTGCTGGTATGTATGGTTGGGCAGAGCAAGGTTTTGCTGCTCTTGATACTAGAAGAGTCCTTTTGGGTGCTCTCTAATATCTATTGATTTACAATGTATAGCCGGTGGTGGCAGTCGCTGCCACTGGCTTTTTTTATAGGAGAAATAACTATGGCACAATTTTGTGTAGAAATTCCAGATGATAAGATTAATGAAGTTTTAAATGCTATGGGATCTCAGTATAGATATCAGACAGAAATTACTAATCCAAATTTTGATCCTGAATTGCCCGAAGATCCAGATACAAATCCTTCTATGATTACTAATCCTGAAACTATTGCTATGTTTGTTAATAGAAAAACTAGGGAATGGTTAATTGAAAATGTCAAGGCACATAATGCTAAAATTGCTGCCGCTGCTGCTAGACAAGCTGCTCTTGATGCTGTAAATATTGATATTACAGATCCGCAAATTACTACATAGCTAATATAGGAAATACTGTAAGGATAATAACAATTTATTATTTAACTCATGAGGTTTAAATACAATGGCTTATTATCCCTTAGATAAAAATCCTTCCGGTATGGTTTTTGTTGGAGATCCGGGAGCTAGTGCATTATTAGCAACAGATACTAATTTTGTATATGACTCTGGACAAGGCTATCTTGGTATTAATGTAGCACAACCAGAATATGAGTTAGATGTTTCTGGAACTGGTGCATTCAGAGAAATTAGATTTGCAGATGGTTCATCTCAAAGTAGTGCATATAACTGGACTATTACTGATGGTGTTAACTCAGAAGGCGTAGCTGATAATGAAACTATCAAGTTTACTGGTGGTGGGGCTACTGCTGTAAGTTATAATACTTCAAACAACACTATGACTATTACCACAGCAGCGGGTACAACCTATACTGCTGGCACTGGATTAACACTTAATACTAATGAGTTTGATGTCAATGTTAATGGAACTGTCCAAACAACAGCACCAAATTCAGTAACTACTACTGCTAGTAGAACTTATGCTGTTCAAGTATATACCGATGACTATCTAGTAGTCAATGTTCCATGGTCAGATACTAATACTACTTATACTGCTGGCTCAGGTTTACAACTTGATGGAACCGAGTTTGATGTTAAGGTTGATAACTCAACAATTGAGATTGTTACTGATACCCTTCAGGTTCCAGATTCCGGTATTACAGAAGTTAAAAGACGAAGAACTGTAGACCCTAGTCTTGCAGATACAAATACTATTTCTTCTGATGTTAATCTTGTTAATGCTGCTGTTGGTAATATATTAGTTAATTTACCTGCACCTCCTATTTCTGCTGGTAGATTAATTTATGTTAAGAAAACTGACTCAAGTGCTAATACTGTTACGATTGATCAAAG